CCGGGGTCCATCCCCGCCTTGATGAAGAGAACATATCCGACGATTGCGGACACGTCAACCGCAAACTGCGGATACGCGCGATTTTTTTGACCGGCACCTTCCGGCACGCTACGCGGGGAGGTTTCATTTTTTGCCCGGCCGCGTGCCATAGGGCGCCCCATGACCGGCCGCCCCTCTCTCTACAGCCCCGAACTAGCGGAAACCATCTGCTCCCGTATGGCAGCGGGAGAGACTGTGCGAGCAATCTGCCGTGACGACGGAATGCCAACCGAGGCAACCGTTCGCAATTGGGTGGTCATGAACCGCGAGGGTTTTTTTGAACCCTACGCCCGCGCGCGGAAGTTACAGGCGCAAGCCATTGCTGAGCAAGCCTATCACGATGGGATCGAGGCCAAGGATGCGCAGCTAGGCCGGCTCAAGATGGACGCCGGCAAGTGGTTCGCGTCCAAGCTCGATCCGCGATACGGCGAAAGCCTAGCGGTTACGGGCGCGGATGGCGGCCCGATCAAAACCGAGGAAGTCGGATCAACTGAGCTTGCGCGCCGGCTGGCGTTCCTGCTCGCCAAGGGGGACGCGGGCGCATGACGGTTGGTATCTGGCGGGACAAAACAATCACGGCGCTGAGCGGATCGTCACAGACCATCGCGGCGGCCAACGGATCGCGCGCCGGCCTCATCGTCCAGAACACGGGAACGGCGGCAGTCGGCGTCAACCTGACCGGCGGGACGGCTGCGCTCGGCGGCGCCGGCACGCTCACGCTCTCCCCGCCTGGCTCTACGGTCGGCACGAACATGCTCGTATTCACGGGCGAGGGTGTGCCGCAATCGGCAATCACGGTCATCGGCACGGCGTCGCAGCCGTGCGCCTGCCTAGAACTCTGACACAGGATCGCGCCCATGCCCTCGAATGAAACCGCCCTTCACGGCCGGCGTCTCGGCCTCGGCTTCAACAATGAGCTTCTGTCGAATGACCTGAACGTCACCATGCCGGCGGTGCAGGCGACGATCACTGTCGGCGACGAGTCGGCGGACGTTCGCGCCATCACGATCACGCTCAAGGATTCCAACGGCGTCGCGATCAACTACGCCCAGGAAGTCGGCGTCAACGTGTTCGCCGATTCGGCGGGCGCGGCGTGGGCGGCGACGGGCGGCAGCACCGGCATCGCGGTCGGCGCCTCGGGCGCGCTGCTGACGGTCGTGAGCAAGAAGCGCTTCATCGGTCGCACCACAACGGCGGGCGTGCTCGCCCTGACGTGGACGGACAGCGGCACCGAGGCGGCCTATCTCGGCATTGTCCTTCCGACCGGCCGCACCGTCATCAGCTCGGCCCTGACGAACGCCTAACAGTGAGCGGCACGCTCGACTCGCTGCTGGATCGGTTGAACGGCCTACCGCCTGCAGCGCGGGCGGAGGTCGAAGCCGAAACGCTGCGCGCCACTGAGGCGATGCGGTGGGTGCCCAATCCAGGCCCGCAGACGAAGGCGTTTTTCACCCAGGCCGATCAGACCCTATACGGCGGCGAGGTCGGGGGGGGGAAGGCGCTGGCTCTCGATACGCCCATCGCCACGCCGGATGGCTGGACAACGATGGGCGCAATCATGCCCGGCGATGTCGTGTTTGATGAGCGCGGGCAGCGGTCGAGAGTGGTGGCGGTCTCTCCCGTCATGGTCAATCATGACTGCTACCGCGTTCGGTTTTCGGATGGCGCGGAGATCGTGGCGGATGCTGGCCATAAGTGGGCTACGCTGACGCAACTGGAGCGCAACCAGGCGTGCCGGCTGACCGAGGAATGGCGGACCAAGCGGCGGGCGGCGCGGCCTTCTCGGGCCAAGGACGCCAGCCAAAAACCGTGGGTAAGCCTCTCGATCACGGATGTGAACATGGCGCGGGAGCATACCTACAAGGCACCTCCGGCGCCGAGTGTTCGCACAACCGCAGAGATTGCGGCGACGGTGCGGCGCGGGCAGGGCTTCAATCATTCGATTGCCGTCGCCGCCCCACTTGATTGCGAAGCGAAGGCCCTTCCGGTCGAACCATACGTCTTGGGCGCGTGGCTGGGCGATGGCACGTCCGCCGCCGCGTCCATCGCGTCAAACGATAACGAGATTGTCGAAGCCATCGCGGCTTGCGGGCATGGTGTCACCAAGTGGGCCGGCAAGTTCATGTATGGCATTGGCGGGTTGCAGTCCGACCTGCGGTCCCTCGGGGTGCTGAAAAACAAACACATCCCTCAAGCCTATCTGCGGGCATCGACTGAACAGCGGCTTGCTCTCCTGCAAGGGCTGATGGACACAGACGGGACGGCGGATGCGCGGGGGCAATGCGAGTTCACCACGACACGGCGGGTTCTCGCCGATGGTGTGGCCGAATTGCTGGCGTCGCTCGGCGTCAAGGTGGCAATCCGGGAAGGCGTGGCAAAAATCGCAGGGCGCGAGGTCGGGGCGAAGTTCTCACTCAAGTTTTTGACGGCACTCCCGGTGTTCCGCCTTGCGCGAAAGCTGCTCCGCCAGAAGCGCGGAGGCTTTCGAGGGACGCATGCCAACCGCTACATCGTGGCGTGTGAGCCGGTCGAAAGCGTCCCGGTGCGCTGCATCGCCGTCGATAGCCCGTCTCGGCTCTACCTCGCCGGGCGGGCGATGATCCCGACACACAACACGGACCTAGTTCTCGGCCTTGCTCTGGAACGGCACAAGCGCTCGCTGCTGCTGCGCCGACAGGCGAAAGAGGTTCCGTTCCTCGTCGAGCGAATGCAGGCGCTGGTCGGGCACAAGGACGGCTTCAACGGCTCCATCAACCGCTGGCGGCTGCCTGGCGGCCAAATGGTCCAATTCGGGGGCTGCCAGCGGCCGGGCGATGAATACGGCTACAAAGGCGAGCCCAAGGACTTGATTGGCCTCGATGAGGCCAGTGAGTTCCTCGAATCGCAAGTTGACTTCCTCGTCGGCTGGCTGCGTTCGCCGGACCCGGCGCAGAAGTGCCGGCTGGTCCTGGCCACGAATCCGCCGGGCACGGCCGAGGGCGAATGGATCGTCCGGTGGTTCGCGCCGTGGATTGACCCCACGCATCCGCTGTATCCCTATCCTGACGGCAAGCTGTTGTGGTGCGCGCGGGACCCGAAGGCGCCGGGCAAGTTCCTTTGGTTCGAATCGCCGGATGCCGTCGAAGTCGGCGGCCGGACGATCACGCCTATCAGTCGGACGTTCATCCGCTCCGGGCTGCGTGACAACCCGGATTACGCCAAAACTGACTACGCGGATCGCCTGGAGGCGTTGCCCGAGGTCCTCCGCCGTCGCTACCTCAAGGGCGATTTCACGGCGGGCCAGCAAGATCACGAGCGGCAGCTAATCCCGACTGAATGGATCATCGCGGCGCAGGCTCGATGGAAGCCGGACGGCGGCAAGGCTGAGCCTATGTCCGCGATGGCGCTAGACCCAGCCGGCGGAGGTCGCGACACGGCGGAGATCGCCCGTCGCCATGGCGGCTGGTATGCCGAGATGATCTCGGCGCAAGGCGAGGAAACGGCGGACGGCTCAAAGACGGCGGCGACGCTGCTGGGCGCCCGCCGGCACAACTGCCCGGTGGTTGTGGATGCAGGCGGCGGCTACGCGGGCGGCGTGTCGCTTCGTCTACGGGACAACGCGGTCCCATTCCTCGCCTTTAACGGGGCGAAGGCATCGACGCGCAAGACGCGGGATGGGCTGCTCGGCTTCGCCAACAAACGCGCGGAAGTCTGGTGGCGCTTCATGGAAGAACTAGATCCGGATCAGGAGGGCGGCTCTGTGGTCGCGCTTCCTCCGGACGCGGAGCTTCGCGGCGACCTGGCCGCGCCGACGTTCGAGATTACGGCGCGCGGCATCCTGCTGGAAAGCAAGGACGAGATACGCAAGCGGCTGGGCCGCTCGCCCGGCAAGGGCGACGCGGTGGTCATGGCTATGTCCGAGGGCAACCGGGCGATTGAGCGGATGCGCGCTCTGCCGGGCTTCCGGGCTGAGGAACAAGGCGTCGCCGGCATGGATCGTCCTGTCGGTGGGATGCACGGCCGGGCGCCGCGCGTGGTGATGGGCCGGCAAACGGCGAGGGGGTTGTCATGACTGGTGGTGGTGGTTCTCCTCCGGCGCCGGCTCCTACGCCGTTGATGCCGGCAATGGACACGGCGGCTATCGCCCGCGCCAACAAGCGGGCGGCTGCCGCGACGCAAGAGCGGTCGGGGCGCCTCTCTACGGTGCTGTCTCAGACTGCCACGACGGACAAGCTGGGAGGCTGACGGCATGTGGTGGGCGCTGCTCGCTGTCGTGGTCGCGGTCATGGTCGCGGTAGCGTGCGCGGCCGGCGTCGGCGCATGGTTGGTCGCCCGTGACTTCCCGGAGGACGGCGCCGATGGATAGCTACGCGCGCACCCTGGTTGAACGCGGCAACGTGCTGTTCGGCAAGCGGCAATCGCTCATGTCAATGTGGCAGGAGGTTGCCAACAACTTCTATGTCGAGCGGGCGGACTTCACCACGATGCGGACCATCGGCACGACGTTCGCCGATGCGCTGACGACTTCCTATCCGCTGCTGGCGCGCCGGGAACTCGGCGACGGGCTCGGCTCGATGCTGCGCCCGAAGGAAAAGGAGTGGTTCTTTGTTGAGACCGCCCGGCAGGATCGCGTTGACGATCAGGGCAAGAAGTGGCTTGCGGCGGCGACACAGACCCAGCGACGGGCCATGTATGCCCGCGCGACGAAGTTTGTCCGCGCCACCAAAGAAGGCGATCACGACTTCGCGTCGTTCGGCCAAACGGTCCTCTCGGTTCAACTGAACCGCGATCAATCGGATCTGCTCTATCGCTGCTGGCACCTGCGGGACGTTGTGTGGGTCGAGGATGCGGACGGCGACATCTGCGAGGTCCACCGCAAGTGGAAGTGCTTCGCCCGCGACGCGGTGGCCATGTTCCCGCAATGCTCGGCCCGCATCCGCGATATCGCCGAGAAGAGCCCGCATGAAGAGGTCGAGCTTAGGCACATCGTCATGCGCTCGGCGGACTACGATAATCCCGGCGGCCGGAAGTGGCGTCAGCCGTGGGTATCGATCTACGTCGAGGCGGCCGAAATGGCCATGCTGGAAGAGGTCGGCTCGCGCGGCCGGGTCTATATCATCCCGCGATGGCAGACGGTCAGCGGCTCGCAGTATGCCTATTCTCCCGCGACTGTGGCCGCGCTGCCTGACGCGCGCCTGTTGCAGGCTATGACCTTGACCCTGCTCGAAGCGGGGGAGAAATACACCAATCCGCCGTTGGTGGCGGTGCAAAACGCCATTCGCTCCGACGTTGCCCTCTATGCCGGCGGCATCACTTGGGTTGACGCGGAATACGATGAGCGGCTCGGCGAGGTCCTGCGCCCGCTGTCTCAGGATAAGAGCGGCATGGCCATTGGCCGCGACCTGCGCAACGATGTTCGGGACACGCTCGAACGATGCTTCTACCTCAACAAACTGACCGGCCCCAACTTCTCGGGCATGTCGGGCGGCCGGGAAATGACGGCATACGAGGCGGGCCAGCGGGTGCAAGAGTATGTGCGCCAAGCCCTGCCGCTCTTCGAGCCGATGGAACAGGACTATAACGGCGGCCTGTGCGATGAGACCTTCGATCTTCTCTTGCACGCGGGCGCGTTCGGCTCGCATGCCGACATCCCGGATTCGCTGCGTGGGGCAGACATCCGCTTTCGGTTCGAATCGCCGCTAACGGAGATCATCGACGCACAAAAGGGCCAGCGCCTGGTCAACGCCAAGCAACTGTTGGCGCAGGTGGCGGACGTGTCCCCGGAGAGCGCGCACGTTGTGGACTGGCAGAAAGCCTACCGCGACGCGCTGGAAGGCGGGCGGACGCCGGCCGAATGGCTCAATGAC